TCGAGCGGGCTTGTGGCCGCATCTCGGAGAGGCCCCCCTGCCTCGGCCTGATCTCGTATGGGCTTCGCCTCCATGCAGGGAGTTCTCAAGGGCATACAACGCGCCTCAAGCCGTTGCCGAGCGTGAGGGGCGGTCATATACCCCGATGGGAGGATTGACGCTCATACAGCGTGCAATATTGATGATTGAGCAGCTGGAGCCGAGGTATTGGGTGATTGAGAATGTGGCCGGTGCGAGGAAATGGTTGAAGCCGATCCTCGGGGAGCCTCGGCAGGTGATCGGGCCTTACTGCTTGTGGGGCAATTTCCCCCACATCATCGTCAATGATGATGTTCAATTTCAGCCTAAGAACATGAAAGCGGGCGGACATGATCGGCACTCGGTTCAGAAGCGATCCGTCATTCCCATCGAGATTAGCAGGGGACTTAGGACGGCCATGCGAGAGCAGAAGACGCTCGATGAATGGGACGAGAGGTGGGGCTGATGACTAAAGGTCATGCCATACCGAGTGGCACCGCCCGTTGTGCTAAGTGCTCGAGAGAGATGAAGGCTCATACTCTACTAGAGATCAGGAAGTGCTGTGTTGGCAGGTGGAAACAATGACTTGGAAAGAAACGATTGATTGGCGCAGGGTTCTCAATTCATTGACGAAGCAAGAACTAATTGAGATCATCCTAGCCCACGACATGAGAGGTGATTTGAATGAAGATTGAATTTGCGAATGTGGAAGAGATTGTTGAATACGTCATGAACAACAACGCGCTAATGGAACTGCTCTACGATCTAATTGATGAGGAATTCTACGGTGATGAGTAATGCGTCAAGGACTTTGGAAATGTCCTCGCTGTAATTTCTGGTGGATTTGGAGAGTTGATGATCACACCACGAAGTTAGATCGGATCTGCCGAAAGGACGATCAAAGGATTCAGATCAACCTTGACCGAAAGCAGGGTAACCGAGGCAGGCCGCGCCCGACTTCGATTCTTGAATATCCGTCTTATCGCCCGTTGCATTCTATCGAGAAGGAGCAGAAGAACCGAAATCGCAAAGTTAGCGGGATCAAGCGCAAAGAAGACCGCGCCCTCGGATTCACTCCGGGCTTCGTCAAGGCGAGCGTGGTCGTGGGCGCGATCACGAAGTTGAACACCGAGTCGAAAGGCGACCCGACCAAACACGACGATGAGATGAGGGATCTTGTATGAAGTTCTCATGCCGGTTCTGTAAAATCGAGTTTGCCTGTGAAACCTTCGATCAGATACGGGCGATACAGGATGAAGATTGCTTCGTTCGTCCAACGGGATTCAGACATGAGTTAGTCGGCAAAAATTACCGGAATTCGGATTAAGAGTCCCAGGCCCTTTACCTGAATCCGGAAATGATCAGATTGCTAAAGACCCGGATCCGAGGCCACCGCCCCAAACGTCAGCCGGTGATGTGTAAGTAGGCTGATCGAGGCCGAGATAGAGATCAGACGGATCGTTGTAATTCGGGTTCTGCTCAAAACCCCCGCCGGACGCTGCAGGAGGTTCATACCCGCCCCCAAAGTCAGGAATGTTTGAACCCGTCACCATCTCGATCATATCAATGAGTCCCCACAGTGGACCGCGCCTCGCGGCCTGCCCCAATAACTCAGCGCGCTCTTTGGCTTCTTCGACCTGCTCAAAGAATTGCTCGATTGGATCTTTGATGGAGTCAGGATCGAAGATGTAGGTGAACGCTACGCCTGCGATCAACCCCGATGCACCAAGCAGGGCCAACACAGTCACAGTGCCGGTCACATCGTTAAGCAGTTTCACGATAGGAGAGGCTACGCGGTTGAATGCGTAGGCCGTGCTGAGGCTCGAGAGTAAATCACGCTCGGTGTCTTGAAGTTCGATCCTATGCGTGATCACCTGATCGGCTTTGGCCTTAGGCATCCAGCTCAAAGCCCCCGACGGTTACGTTCCACGTGGCCGTATTGGCGGTGTTCTGCATTACAGCGACCTGATAGTTAGGGGGAATGATGAACGGGACAAACCCGGGAGGCCCACGCCCGCCATTATCCGAGTTCAAAGCGGCCGCTCCATCTTGAACAGCGAACGCGCCCTGCATGTATCCCATCGAAGTGATCGCTATTGTGCCCGCATGATCGCTTGGGGCAGTTGTTCCATTGATTACCACAGTTGGCGGAACTAAGACCAATTGTGCAAACTCTCCGGAATCGCCCCCATAATACTGAATGAAGTGGATCGCGGTGCATGTGGATCCCGAAGAAAATACAGGAAACAGTTTCGCGGCATCGGATCCGGCGGGGATCTCCCCACTCGCTATGATGAACCGTGCGCTGTAATTCGGCAGGCGATCACCGCCTTTGCTCCGTAGTTCGGACTATGGCTTCGTATCGCTTCTGAGTGAGCAGGTCAAAATCGGCCAAAAGGCGAGCAGATTTCCGAATGGCGGCCTTCTCGCCGGCATTGGCTCTCCGAACCCTCGCCTTAGCGGCTTTACTCGCCTTCGCCATCAGCCATCAGTCCTGAACACCGCCCGACTGTTGAGGTGGATTTGGATTCCTCCACTCGGCGCGTAAAGACAAGCCGTTGATCCGCCGGAGTTCGTGAACCCGAGAGATCCGACGGGGATTCCTGAGCCGTTCAGCATCATCACCGAGGAGGTGACTTCTGCATCGTTGTTGCCCGAGTATGCCATCCAATGCGTGCAGGTTCTTCCCTGCAAAGTCGTCCCGATTCCGTTGCCGGTGAGAATCGAAACAAACTCATGCTCACCTGATCCTGATGGGGTGACGGAGAAGACATGATACTCGCCATTGGAGCAGGCCACCGTCAACGACGCGGCTCGAGAGGACACCGCATTTGCCATGACCATCAGTTGGTCGCCTGAAGCGAGTTCAACCGGATAGGGGAGAGGTGCAGGGATCGGAGAGCAACCGCCATCCTTCCCTGATCCGAAAGGAAGCGCGGCCTTGATTGTCCCTGCTGATCGAATGTAATTGTAAGTGGTGTCTGTTTCTGCGAGCCACCCTCCGCGTGTGACGATGAATCTGCCGAGTTGATCTCCGTATGTCCCCACATCTTGAGCCGATCCTACATAATTTGAGTCGGTCTGAACATTGTCCTCGGTGGCCTCGGTGGTCGCCGTGTTCAAAACAGGGATGACCGCCCCGGTTCGGGATATGAGTTGCCCATAGGACTGAACATTTGCCATCTAAATCAAACCTTGATCCCTATTGCCAATGGTTTCATGATATTTCGGTTGATGTTATTGATAGGAGCGCGAAGCAACCGGCGACCAAATTTGAAAGTTAGCGAAGTGAAAAAGCTGGAGATTGCCATTCCGCGCCAATTGTTCATGAAATTGGTCTGCATGATTTGGATCGCTTGACCCGGCTCGGTGGCTATGTCGCCCAATGAGAGTGCTTGACCGCCCGTCCAAGTTGTCGAGGTGACTCCGAGGCCGGAATCATAGACGGAACTTGATTGCAGATCCGTGCCGCCTGTTAGAAGTCCGAAAACCGAAGTCCCTGCTACGCCTTCAGTGAGGATCGAGGCATAAGTTAGCGACTCAAGGACATTGAGAACCGAGATCATCTTTGGGCCGCGTCGCCTGCCTTTCTTCTTCTTAGCCATCGGAGTCAAACGACGGCCGGACATTGAGGGCTTATGACTCATCGGTGCTAACTTCGATCACATTTGCAAATTGTCCCTTCAAATCTCGCGGCAGTTCGCTCGAGAGTGCCGAGGATCGGCTCCCCATCTGATCCTGCAGGAGTCCGAGAAGGAATTGAGCGAGGGGCGACGGTGGCTCAGGGAGATCACCGAGGGGGAGATCAGTAATCACGGCCTGAATCGCTTCGGCCAATCGAGTATCGAGGGCCTCAAGCAGCTGGTGGATCATGGCATGAGTTGATCGGAGTGTGAGCAATTGAATTGCGATTGTGAGAGTGAAACCGACAACGATCAGTGCTTCTAGCCACACCATAGAGGCTCAACCCGACTCCAACCAAACCCCAACCGTCCTTATTCCTTCCGTTTCACCCTCCGCCCGACCCGCCCATGTTAGTCACTACACTTAGTCATTGAGCGATCAGACCCCATTTGACGGATCGTTTCCGGTGGAGAAGAAATGAGGGGGTAGGGGGGGTTCCCCTGAGAAGTAGTGAACCAATAACCGCAGTAGGCCGGTTGAATAGTAGGGAATCATTCAAGACATGAACCGGCTCTCAAGGATCATGGCGAGAGAGGACCGCTTCAGGAATGTGAAACAGGCTGAATATGAATTGCTCAAGGTGATCGTGGGAGATGAAGCGATCAGGGAGGTGTTACACGCCCGCATGCGGCGAGGTGTAGTTGGGACGGGTCGAAGCCGTCAGGTCACGCTTGATCGGGCCAATAAGGCCATGAGTAATCTCAGTGCGATCTTCAACGGGATGAGGGCAAAGAGGATCAAGCATCTCCCCGATTATCATATTGACTTCGACTCAGAAGGTGAAGACGATGAATGACTTTGAGGTGGTGGATCTCTTCTCGGGCTTTGGTGGAGCGAGTGAGGCGTTCGTTCAGGCCGGTGATACTGTGAATAGATTTGAATTGCTTCAGACAGTTGTTGATGAAACGCCCCACACGATTCAGGCCGATCTCAGCAAGGACTCAAGGCTCAACCCGCTTCGTCGAGCGGGCTTGTGGCCGCATCTCGGAGAGGCCCCCCTGCCTCGGCCTGATCTCGTATGGGCTTCGCCTCCATGCAGGGAGTTCTCAAGGGCATACAACGCGCCTCAAGCCGTTGCCGAGCGTGAGGGGCGGTCATATACCCC